GTGGTGGGGGGGTGGATCGCGTGTGGGGGGTGCCCCCCTCCCCTAAGGCATTGAATGAATGTCACCACAGGTCACGTTCCAATGGTATTCTTACGCCATTTCCGTGCCGATTGTTATTGCCGAGCGTGGCGCCGTCTGATCTGCCACATCGCGCGTGTTCTGGCCGCGTGTTACTAATAGCGTTGCATTGTTCGGCTGTCCATTGTGCGCGCCTGGCGTGGTAGCGGCTGGTGATGTGGCCGACGTCGAGACTGTTGGGTTGCCCTGGGGTGGTGGTGATGGATACGCCTGGCATCTGGCATCGGGTGGCCTGGCACGCCGGGTTGTAGTCGATGACCTGCCGTTCCCAGTGCGCGCGTGCTGCGCGCCAGGTGGGGTGGTCGAGCCACGGGTCTCGTGCCATGAGCACATGATGCAGCCCACGGCACGGGTGTGCCGTGGGCTGCGAGCGCGGGGGGTCGGTCAGTCGCGGGTGGCGATACCGACGGCCTGCCTCCATAGATCTTCGTTGCTCTCGACCAGCGCGAGAATCTGGTAGATCGTTTCCCGCTGCCTGGCGATGACCTGGTCAGCGGCCGCACCGGACCATGTCGGCGCGCGGTCAAGGATGCGTTGCGACAGGACCGCGATGCGTTCGCCGCGCCGGTTGATTGTCCGTTCGGCTGCAGCCTGGTCGCTCGTGGCTTTCGCCTTGACGTCGGCCAGTTGGCGTCGCAACTGGCTGGCCTCGGCATCGGCGTTGGCGATGTCCTTGCGTGCTTGGGCGAGGGCTGCGCGTGCCTGGTCGCGTTGTTCTGTGATCGCAATCCCGGCGTCCGTGTTGCGCTCCAGTTCGGCGCGTAGTTGCTTGAGGTCGCCGCTCTTCTGGGTGGCTTCGCGGCGGGCTCTGGCCTCGGCGTCGCGCATCCGGTCGGCCTCGGAGAGCGCTCGTTCCGCGTCACCGAACGCGGTCGCGATGATGTGCGCCTGGCGCTCGGCGTCGGCGCGTGCCTGGTGCAGCTCGGCGCGGACGCGCCGCGCCTGGGTCCGTTCGGCGTCGTAGCGGGCGGCCACCCGGTGGAACGCGGCCGTGGTCTCGGCGAGGTCAGCGTCGAGCAGGGCGATCATGCCGTCAACCGCTCGTGCTGCGCCGGGCGTGAGGGTGACCGGGTGCCCGGTGTCGGGGTCGGTGAGGGTCCTGCCGTGCGGCTCTGTGCGGGCCGTGGACGCGTCGGGGGGTCCGGTGGTACCGGCCGTGGGGGTTTCGTCGGCTGGTGGTGGCGTGGCGGGCCGTTCTGCCGGGGTTGCGTCGGTGGCGTCCGGCGGGGTCGGGGCCCAGACAACGTGGAGCGGGACGCAGTGTCCGGGGGTGCTGGTGATCGTGACGGTGCGGGAGCGGGTCAGCCGGATCGTCACGGTGACCGGGGGCCGCCGCGCGTTGACCATGATCGTGGTCCAGCCCAGCACCTCGGCGGGGATGATCCCGAGTTGCGCGAACGTGCAGCCGGTGAAGGCGAGATCATTTGTGAGCCGGTCAATGTCAACGATCATCAGTGGTGCTCCTGGTGGTGTGGCTGGGCGGGGTGATGGTGGCGTGGTAGCGGGCGCACAGGTGGCGGGTGGGGGTGATGTCCCAGCCTGCGAGTGCCGCGCGGGTCTCGGCGGCCGCGGGGTCGGTGGTGGTCAGGGTGATGCGCTGTGGGCACGTGCCGTACGGGCTGACGTGGTCACAGACGTACGTGAGGCCCATCACCGGGGCACTGATTCCCTCGAGCGAACTGCACTCGTCTGGTGCAGATATGTCGGTCGGGGTCCGCATGTCTTCTCCCTGGTCGAGAGTGCGTGGAGCACGTCGGGGGCCGGTGGGTCGACCCACTCAGTGATCGTGACCACCGGCGGGTCTGTGGGCATCGGGGGGAGCGGGTACGGGCGCCGTTCGTCGAGCCGGGTCGATGCGATGACGAGCGCGGCGAAGACCACAGCGAGGACCACGAGCGCGGCGAGGAGGATCCGGCTTGTGCGCTCAATCTCGCCGGCCGTGAAGTCTGGCCGGCCGGGGTTCGGTGGCCGCTGGTCCGTCACCGTTCGGCCCCCGCCCCGAGGCTGGCGCAGAGCCCGGCGGCTAGGACGGCCGCGGCCCATGCGAGGACCGGGCCTCCGGTGACGGCCAGAGCGCAGCCGACCCCGGAGGACCATCCCGCGGCGAGCGTCCAAGCGTCCCGGGGGGTCACCGCTGCCTCCTGCGCCGGGCGACCTGCCGCTGCCGGTAGGCCTGGTGCATCTGCCGGCGCTCGGTGCGCTCCTGGCGCTCTGCGCGGCGCCGGCGCCGGAGTACCGCTTGCACGGTGGCTCTGTCGCTGCAGTAGCCGAGCAGATCGACCGAGACCAACCGGACGGGAGTCCACCGGGGGTCATGGCACGAACACCGCTGGTCCACGCACCGGCACGGGCCGGTGCCGTCGCACGGGCACGCCACCGGGCCCGTGTGCTCTGGTAGTGCGTTTCTGGCGCTGGCCTCGGTCATGATCCGGCCATGAATCGGCGGGCCGTGGTGATGATGTGCCAGGTGATGAATGCTCCGAGTGCTGGCAGGGATATGCGGGTGGGGGGTGGGGGTGGGGTGGTCATGACGCCTCCGGGGTGATCGTTTCGGGGTGGTGCCGGGTCCAGTCGTGCAGTGCTCGGGTCTGCCGGGTCCTCTCGTCGATTGGATCATGGTTCGCGCTCGGCAAGATCGTCCCCTGGTGAGGTACAGGAGTAGGTGAGTAGTGGGTGGTGGTTTGGTTGGTACATGGTGGGTGCTCACTCAGGTGAGCGCAGTAGGGGCCAAAAGTGAGCGCAGTAGGGTCCGAAAGTGAGCGCAGTAGCGGGTCGGTTACAGGTCCTACTGCGCTCACCTGACCGAGCGCAGTACCTCGGTTATCCACAGGTTCATCCACAGGGTTATCCACAGGTTCGGGGGTCTCTACTGCGCTCGCCACGGTGAGCGGAGTAGGACCAGTCTCGGCACCCGGGGCAGGGTCCGCCGGCCGCTCGTCCGGGTCCAGCAGCGTGAACCGGTCCAGGGCATCCACGGGGACCGTCAACCGGTATTCAGCGGACCGCGCGTTAACCCCCCGGCCGCCACCGTGCGACAACTGTTCGATAAGGCCATCGGAACGCAACTCGGCGACATAACGGCGCACCGTGGACATTCCCATGCCGGTAACGGACGCTAACCGTGGTTCCCCCGGCCGGATACCGCCACCCTTAATATCCCCGTATTGCGCGAGAATACACGCGACGAGTTTACGTTTCTGCGGCATCACGATACGGCGGATAATCCTCTCCCACTCGAACCGTCCGCACGGCTGCAGCTCCACTGGCGGCCTCCCTGGTCGACGTGCCGGCATCCTCCCTCCCCCGTCACCAGCGGCCGCTACGTGGCCCCCGCAGCACGCCGTGCGGCCTTCCGGCGCCTGCAGTACTCCCGGTTCGCCCGGTCCTCGTCTGGGGTCATCGGGCGGCCCCCACGGCGGGCCCGCTGCCTCGCCGCGCGGCCAGCACGCAACCGCTTGTCCGTCCACCCCGCAGCCTCGATCCGTTCATCGGCCCTCAGAGCAGCCAGGGTCGTGGCCAGCGCGTCACGAGCCCGCGCCGCCCTGCTCCGGGCACGCTCGATCTCGGCCAGCAGACGCGCCGTCCGTGGTGTCCCCGGTTGCGGCATCGGCAGCCACCGGGAGGCCTGCCGCATCCGCTCGTCGTACCGGGCCCGGCGGACCGCCATCGCTTCGGCCAGCACCTCGCGGTACGCGGCTTCCCGGGCCGGTAACGGCATGGTCCGCCACCGGTCCGTCAGCGACCCGCCAGGGTCCGTCACGGGCCGGTCATCGCGTCGTCGCTGTGGCACCAGCAGGAGCAGGCGACCAGCGCGTCATCCTCACCACACCACCCGTCCCCCGAGCACGCCGCGTGCTTGTGTTGCTTGCAGTCCGGGGACCGGTGGGTTTCCGCGTTCGGGGCAGGGCAGCGGGTCATGCGGCGCCGTCCTGTGCCTGCTCCGGGTCGGCCAGGCGTGCCGCGGCCGCAGCGAGCCGCCGGGAGGTCGCTCGCGCGAGGTTCCCGTACGGGTCGGCCGGTACCCCGGAGACGTTCCACCAGACCCCGCCGGCGACACCGAACCGGTCGCCCCGAGGCTGGTCGAGCATCGCATCCATGCACTGATCACGTACGGGGCAAGGCCTCGGGCGCGGTCCGTGGCCCTGGCAGTAGTCGAACGCCATACGCAACGCTACGGGGACGTTCGTCCGGGTCATCGTGGCTGCGTGGGTGAGCACCCGGTCCGGGACCATCACGTCAGGGTCAGCGGACCCACACTCGGCATGGAACCGCCAATCATTGTCGCCGTTCCACGCAGTCACCACTGGGCGGTCCGCTCGACGCCGGGCCGGAACCCAGACACGTGATCAACAGTGGTCTGCAGGCACCGCTGGTGATCCTGCCGGAACACCCCGGCATCTGTCCGGGCGGAACGGATCCCGCTCGTCGTGACACTGATCGACGCACCGCAACGGCACGTCAGCGCGATAGTCGTCTGGAGTCTGGCTGGCTTGTCCGTCACGCCTCCTCCTCCTGCTCCTGCTGGCGCTTCCGGCGCCGCTGCAACCGGGCAGGGTCCTTCGCTGCGAGGGCCAGTTCGTAGGCCTCCCGCATCCTGCTCACGGGTGTCCGCGGCGCGTGGTGGCATTCACAGCCGGGGCACCCGGTGCAGTGGTGTGGCCGGTCGCCGCGGCATCCTGGCGAACGGTACGTGTCGCTGACCATCACGTGGTCCCTTTCTGTGGGGTGGCACGGGGGTAGGCGAGGGCCCCCGTGCCGTTGTCCTGGCCGCTACTCGCCGAGCCGCGGGTGAGCGACGTTCCGGAGGATGTCCCGGATCGCCTCGACGTCTTTCCGGAGGCTCCCAGCAGTCGATTTCGGTTGCGCCAGAACCGCCACGGCGTAATCGTGTGCGGCCCGGAGCGCGCCCACGGACCGGGCTGCCTCCTCATACGCGAGGTTCTCCCCGAGCCGCCGCATCGTCCCTTCGGACGCCGTGTAGTCCTGTTCTTCCGTCAAGGTGCCTTGCGCGGTCCGCAGCACGTACAGCGCGTTCATCGCTTCCCGGAGCGCGTCCACCTGTTCCCCGGTAGGAACCTCCACCGCGGAAATACGGCACTTCACTACCGCGTCTTTCTCCTCGTCCGGTGCTGGTTGTGTGCGCTCTGTGTGCTGCAGCTCCACTATCGCGACGGTCCGGCACCCCGGACGGTCATAGATCCCTTTCACATGCGGGCCGAGAACGTCACCCGCGCCTTTCCCGATGCCGTCCAGTTTGAGAGTGGTCACGCCGGATCCTGTTCTGCGAGTAGGGAAATCTGACCGGTCCCCGGTTGAGGGCGGGTCGCGTGCTCCTCGACCGGACGGAACACCAGCCGCATACCGTCGTACCCGACCCGTTGCGGCGCAACGAAAGTTATCGCGTGCACCCATCTCGGGCCGTCGTCCGCGAGCACCCCCGAATCGACCACACCGTCAATCGCGCCCTTCGCTGCCAGCGCGCAAGCCAGCGCATCAGCGATGCCCCGGGCCCGGAACTCCTGCACCGTGATCGTTACCGGGACACGGAACCCCGGGAGCCCGGACGTCTCCTCCTTCGCCCACGCCCGCCACTCCCGGATCTCAGTGCGCCGTATCGGGACCACCACGCCGAGCAACTCATTCAGCGTCCCCGGGCGATGCCTCCGCTCGATCCACAACGGCCCGCGCGGGCCCACCGGGCCGGTCACCGGACCCACCACCGGACGTCATCGCGCGGGACCGGTGCGACCCTGCAGCGGCACGCCTGGTACCGCCCGACCCGCGGGCACCAGGCGTGCTCTGCCAGCGCAGCACGGACGGCGCCTAGCGGGACACGCCTCACGACAGCCACCCCATCACCCGGCACCCCAGCAGGACCAGCACGGCCGCCGTGCTGGTCGCCACGCACACGGCCCGGACGTCGCGTGACCTCACCGGACCTCACCCGCGTCCTGCGCTGCGATGGCGGCCGCGTAGTCGTCGTCCGGGTCCACCTGCGGCACCTGGCCAGCCGCGGCGACCTGGCCGCCGTCAACCTCAGCCGCGGCCGCCTCGACCCACCGGGCCCCAGCGTCCCCCGTCAGCGAGTGCAGGACCAGGCCCGCCTGCTCTGTCGTGAGCTGGTCAAGCGACGACTGGCCCGTGATCGCGGCGAGCAGCCACCGCGTGAGCGCCTTGTCCCGGTTGCTGCGCCCGCCGATGCCGCGTTCGGTGAGCGCCGCCCGGACCAGCGCGACGTCACCAGCGGACGCCGGCAGGGTGATGGTCCGTTCCGGGTCCTGCTGGACCGGTGCCGGTGGCGGTGTGCTGGCCGGGGCCACGGTGACGATGTCGGCCATCGTGAGCCGTCCGGCCGGAAACTCTTCTGCCGTAGTCGTTTCGCCCCGTTCGATGGAACGGAACAGAACCCCCAGGGTGACCAGGTCATCGGGGGTCCACACGGACGACGGATACCCCATGCGCGACTCGGCGCGTTCCCTGGTGACACCGAGCGCGGCCAGCCGCTCCAGCGCTACCCCGACCCGGGACTGCAGCGGGGTACCGTCGCCAGCCTTCATTGTCGCGCGGCAAATTTCCTGTGCCTCGTCGGTGAACCACGGGGGCAGGATCGCGAAAACCATTGACCGGACACGCCTAGCGCCATGGTTCGCGTTGTTGTCGTAGATATCCCGCAGCGACGTCAGCGGCGCCCGCGACCCGTCCACGTCCCTCTCATGCGGCACGACGAACGTGGTCGACGTCCGCGTATTCGTCTGCACGTCCCAAGCGAACGCCAGCATTTCCGACTGTGCCGCAATGTCATCGCGCCGCAGTTCCGTCAGGCCGTACTGCACGTTCCCCCAGACCCTGGCCAGTTCCCGGGCCAGATGGATCGACCCGCCAGTGACGTTCTTGCCTCCCTTCCTGAATCCGTAGAAAGCGAGGTCCGCGAACGCGAACCGCGAACATGAACGGCGCATCTCCGCGGCCGCCCGAGCAGGGTCGCGAGGGCACGCTTGCGCCACCTGGATCTGCCCGAGAACCTCTGCGACAGAACGGGATTGCTCAATGGCGGTCCCCTGCCCGATGCGACCCGGGAGTGGGGACGGCTGCAGCTCGGTCACATGGACTCCTCTCGCGCCCACGCGGGCAGCGAAGCTAGATCGATGCCCTGATACCCGGGCCACTCACCGGACGTGGTGCACTTGTCGAACCAATGCTCGGCGACCTGATTCCGGCCGCGGCCAGCCCTGCGCGCCTCGTCATCCAGTTGAAAAACGTTGACACAGTAGGGCGGGGTGACCTCTTGGACGACGAACAGGCATTCGGGGTCCTCATGCCACCCGACCGCACGCAGGCCACCCTCATACCAACCGCCCTGCTGGTGGTATCCGTGCTCGTTCACCTGCCGCTCGAACGATGCCCGGTCCGCGCGGCGAGCGCTGGTTTTGTAGTCTGCGAAACGGCGTTCACCCGCCCGGATCGCGTCGACACGGGCACGGCACCACCGGCCCGTCAACGGCGAACGCCAGAACATCGACTGTTCCACCTCGCAATCTTCGCCCAGCAGGGCCGAGGCCTCCGGGTGTCGCCGCAACTCGGCGGCCATGTCCTTGACCTGCTGCCACTCGGCAGTGAGCAGCGGGACCATGCCCTCAGCGCGTGCCGCGGCCGCGGCATCCTGCGCAGCCTGCCGTTTCCAGTTCTCGGCGGTGACCACCGCCACCGGCCAGCCGCGACCGAGGACCATCGCGTGTGCGGCGTGCCCGAGGTCGTACGCCCGTTTCGGTGGCTCGCCGTGCTCGCGCCACCATCGGTAGTGGGCTGGGGTGTTCGGCGGGGTGATCTTCCGTGCCCCGGTGGACGAGAGAGATCCGCCGTCCGCGGCTGGCGCCGGGTCCGCGTGGTACTCGGCCTCGCCGAGGTCGGGGTACAGCCCCTCTCTGGTGATCTCTGCCCGGAGTAGTCCAGCGGCCGTGGACACGGCGTCCTCAAGCCTGGTCCGGGCTGCGTCCCACTTGGTCACCGCAGACACCAGCCGCTCGTCGCTTCCCTGGCCGGTCGTCACTGGCCGACTCCCATCGCGTCGTGGCAGTGGCAGTGGCAGGCGACCAGAAGGCGCGCTGACCGGTCAGCGATCAGGTTCGCCAACTCGACCAGCTCACCCGCGGTGAAGTCCTGCGCGCCCGGAACCTCCATACGCTCCAACAGGTCTCGGGCCTGCTGTTCCGCGCTCACAGCGGCATCCTCGCGCGACGTCGGCCTGCCGCCTGCTGGACGCCGTACGGGCGCAGCGCGACGAACGCCGGGCCGCCGGCCGCGGGGTACCGGGCCAGCGTCGGCCGGCTCTTGGGCCGGATCGTGTGGCCGCGGTGCTCGCACCGGCCCGAGGCACACGCGCGCGTCTGCGCGAGCCCGAACGCTGGCCGCCGGTCGGCCAGCAGGTCCGGCTGGTGCTGCAGCAGCACCAGGCCAGCCGGGGAGGTCAGCGGCTGACGAGCGCGCCGCGCCTGGTGGCTGGGCACGCCACGAGCGGCGACCAGGCCCAGCACGAACAGCACGAGCGACCCGGACAGCAGGACGCCGATCATTCGGGGGCCCCGTCGTGGCCCGCGCGACGGCAGCACCCGTTGCAGCGGCCGCAGCAGTTGAAGGTGCGCAGCGTCCGGCATGTGGCGCACTCCACTGGGTGATCCCGTGGTTCGGTGTCGGTGTGGCGAGGCCCGCGAGCCTCGATCGGTGAAACCCGCACCGGCCGGCGCGGCTCGGGCGAGTGATTGCCTAACGGCATGCTTTACTCCTTACGGGGTTGTGTCTGGTCGACGATGGCCCCCGGACCCACCAGCAGGCGAGCCTGGCCGGTCCGGGGGCCATCGTCATGCCCTGGTCGTGCGGGCCCTGGACCACGCCTGCTCGGCGCGCCGGTCAGCGGCGACCAGCCGCCGTACCTCCCGGTACTGGCCCGGGGTGGGCAGCGCCGCATAGCTGACGATCATGTGCTGTCGCAGCGTCAGCGCGGCCGCGCGGTGCTGTGCCCGGTGGGTGACCCGGTTCGGGCCCTGGACGGTCGGCATCAGACTCCCTTCGAAATGATCAGGCTGGCGGGGATGGTCACCAGCGCCGCGTGCAGTGACCGGTCGTGGAACCCGTACCGCAGGGAGCAGATCGGGCACCGGGTATCCAGTGCGATGGACGGTTCGATCCAGATCACGGACATCGGTTGCGTGCCTCCTGCTGGTCGGTGCCGGGGATGATGCTCGCGGCCACCCCTGCCGCACAACCCCCCGGGCAGGGGGCCCGGCCGGCGGGAGGGGTGGCCGCGAGGTCTAGTGACCGGCCGCCGGGTCGGGCCACGATTCGGCGGCCGGTCAGTCTGGGTGGTGCCGTCCGCCGGGCCTTGCGCGGCCGCCGGCGGACGGCACCAGATCAGGTGCCGGCCATGTCCTCGCGGCGAGCAGCCAGGACGGCCCGGACCACGGCCAGGGTGACCGCGTCGGACTCCGGGGCAGGAACCGCTTCGTAGGATCGGGCCCACGCGTCGATCACAGCGAGGGCGGCCCATCCGGTGACCAGCGCCCTGCTGTCGCCGACCTGGCAGGACGACAGCAGCCGCTGGTCACGCGCGTCGCGGTAGTCGCGTACCGCGACCCCAGCAGCGTGCCCTGGGGTCACCAGTCCTGCCTGCGCTCCCACTCGTGGAGCCCGTCGATCGCGGCTCGGGTCAGCGCGCCGTACAGGTCGTCTCGGTCGAACAGGAGTCCGGTGTACGCGCCGAGCAGGGCAATGAGCATCGACCGGACCGCGGCGCGCCCGTACGTGTGTTCCCGCGCAGCCTGTTCGACCAGTTCCGCGGCCTTCGCTCGCGCCTGCTCCACAGTGTCGATCATGGCGTGTGGTCCTTTCGTGGTGTGACGAGCGCGGCCGGGGTCGCCCCGACCAGGTCAGCGACTGCGAGTAGCTCGCCGAGTCGCCAGGGGACGGCGCCTCGGAGTCTGCCGCGTACCTGCTGGACGGAGATCCCGAGCAGTGCCGCGACGTGCACCGTGGACACGCCGCGGGTGGTCATCAGGGCCCGCAGGGCCCGGTTGACCTCGGTTATCCGGGGGTCCGTCATGCGGCAGGACACTACCCGCGAAAGCTACGCTTGCGCAAGCCTGGCTTTCGCGCGTATGGTCGATCACTGACCATCCCAGACCCTAGGGAGCACCGATGCCAGACACCACCCCGACCCCCGACCAGTACCCCGGCGCGGACGCCAGCCACTGCACCGGGTGCAACGTCCTCCTGGCGCCCGATGGGCCGGACCACGCGCCCGGGTGCAGGTACCGCCCAGTGATGCCGCCCGATGACCGGTGCGCGACGTGCCACCGGGACGCCCACCGGCCCGGCATCACGACCACCGACCACGGACACCCCTACCGCGACCCCAGCCTGGTCGAGCCCGTCACCGACGCTGACGGACTCGTCGTCCCGGACGCGCCCGCCGGGTCCGGCCCGTTCTTCGCCGGCCGGGTCCGCGCGCTGGACTGCCCGCACTACATGGCGGCCAGCGAGCGCAAGGCCGGGTACCGGGTCTGCGAGCACTGCGCGTGAGGCTGCCCGAGTGCACCCGGACCGGTGCCCCGTACGTCACGGATCAACTCGACGTGCTGCTACTGCAGCTCACCCTGGCAACTGTCGCGTGGTCCGCCCGGTGCGGCCACTACCACGTAGAGAGGTACTGATGATCACGCCGTTCGTCCTGGTCCTGCTCACCCTCGCCGGTACCGGCCTCGTCGTCGCCGGTACCGGGCACGCCCGGATCCTGCGCCCGCCCGCGCCGTCCCCGGCCGTCGTCCGGACCGCGGCCGCCGGGAGCCTGGCCGCCGGGGTCGCGCTCGCCGGTACCGGCACCGCGGCCGCGGACGACGTCACCCCGTGGAGCGTCCGCCGGCCGCCGCCCACAGCTACCGCACCCGAGGCCTCCGCACGGCCCGGGCCGGACAACCCGCAGGCCCTCCCGGACGGGTCCGTGTCCATCGACCCGGTACCGGAGGCCCCGGTGCCCTGGTCGGCTACCCGGGTGGTGCAGCGCGGCCGTGTAGTGGTGGTCAACGTCCACCGTGGGGACACCCTCACCCGGATCGCTGGAGCGAACTGCACCAGTGTGGTCCAGATAGCTCGAGCCAACCGGACCGCTCACCCGACCCTCGCCAGCAACCCGGACCTGATCCGGCCCGGGTGGCGCCTGACGGTGAAGGGGTGCCACCGATGACCGCGACTCTCCTGTCAGACCGGACGCTGGACCTGGCCGGAAACCAGGTCCGGGTCCGGTACTGGGCCAACACCACCCCAGGCGAGTCGTTCGACCTGGCAACCCTGTCGGTCACCGTGGACTGCCCGGACGTGCCGGCCGTCGCCGCGGCCGCAGAGCAGCGCCTCGGGCCGGATACCGCACTGGTGCTGGACATCGAAGGTGACCTGTTCGATCTCTTCGGGGCCAACGCTGGCGGATGGATCACGGATCCCATCAACCTGCCCGACCTCGCCGCAGACCTCGGCGTAGACCCGGGGAGCGTGCTCCCGTGACGTGCCACTGCACGGCCGTCATCGTCCACGGCCACCCCGCACACGAGGGGGTTCCCTGCCGCGAGTTCGCCGCCGCGGTGTACCCCACGATCGCGGGCCCGCGCGCCGAACTCCGAACCGCGCCCGCGCCCGACGTCGAGCGCGACGACTCCCCCGTCTACGTCCCCGCCTGACCCGCCCCGGAATGGACACGCCCCCGATGCTCGCCCTGCTCGCGGCCGCCACGCCGTCACCACCCGCGCCACCCTCGGCCGGGCCACCGCTGCCCGCGCCCGACGTCATCGGCCCGGCCGGTGAGTGGCTCCTGCCGGCCCTGCTCCTCGCCGTTGCCCTGGCGCTGGACTACTCCGCGGCCGGCGCGAACGCTCGCCGTGACCGCGTCGCGATGCTCCTGACCTATACCGCCGTCCTTGGCTTCGTGGGGATCTACGGGTGGTCCGATGACATCCGGAGGACCGTCGGCGCGTCCTGGTCGGCGGTCGTGCTCGGGTCGCTCGCGGCGGTGGTCCTGCACCTGCTGATGGTCCATGTGGCGATGCCGGATACCACGGAATGGGGGAAACGATCACGCGCGTTCCTGCAGGGCCGAGCGGGGTTCTCGTCGAAGGAATCGACAGCGGTCGGCCGGATCAACACCCGATTGCACATCTGGGCGGCCGTGACCGCGGCCAGCTACGTGCTGTCCCGCGGGCCGTCCGCTTGGTTCCCGGAGCACATCGCCGGCGCCCTCAACCGTGCGTCGGGGTGGGCTGGTGGCCACCTGATCTATTGGCTCGGCGGGGGGTGGTGGTGATGTTCGCCCTCGCCGCCGGTGTGGCCCTGCTGTGGCTTGCCGCAGCGCTCTACGTCGGCTACCGCGACCAGGCGCCGATCCTGTGGGGCCGGGTCCTGCTCCTCGTCACCGCCGGGTACCTCGGTGGCGCGTGGGCAGGGGTGTGGCCGATCGACAGTGCCACGCCGGCGGCCCGGTGGGTGCTGGGGTGGCTGGGAGCGTGGCCGCAGTGACCGGCGACAGCATCGGCGCGACCCTCGCCCTGGTCGCCGCGGTCTACGCCGTCGGGGTGGCCAACCGGGGGTGGACATCGCCCCTGGACATCTGGCACGCGGCCACTGGACATCGCTGGTGTGGACACGATGAGTGCTGGTCAGACCCGGTGGACGGCCCCGACGTCCAAAACCAGCCCGCCGATGTCCAGACGTCCACCCCCGGTCCGTTGCGGCCGCCCGAGACCCTGGTCCACCCCATGACCGGGCCGGGGCCGCTGCCAGGCCAGCCGGTCACCGACCGGATCCCGCACGAGACCCGGATCGCGTGGGTCCGCCGGCAACTGGAGGCCGGGGTTCTCGGCCCGGGGGACATCGACGCGCTGGGCGCCGAACAGTTCGCGGTGTCCGAACGGCAGGTGCGCCGGTGGCGCGCGGCACTCGGCGACGACAGGAAAGGATCACCGGCATGAAGGCTGTAGACGTGCTCGCCGCGGTGGAAGACGCGCTCGCGGTCCGCGATGAGCTGGTGGCGCGCGGCGAACCGATGGGCAGCGCGCTCGTCATCACCGGGTGCGCGCTCGGGGTCCTCATGGCTGGAGCGCGCACGTGACCGCGCGCGCGCTCCCGCGCTGGCCCCTCCTGGTCATCGCGCTACCGGCCGCCGTGTCGGTGTGGGCTGGGTGGGTAGGCCTCGGCCAGGCCTGCGGATTCGGGGTGGTCCACCCGCTACCGGGCACCCCGCTCGCGCACTGGCGCGTCGATACCGCCATCACCCTGCCGATCGGGATCGAGGCATATGGCGCGTACGCGCTGCGCGTGTGGCTCGGTGAGCGCGCCGACGCGCGCACGGTCCGGTTCGCCCGGGCGAGCGCGGTCGGCGCGCTGGTGCTGGGCATGGCCGGGCAGGTCGCGTACCACCTGCTGCAGTCCGGTGGCCACGCGCGGGCGCCGCTCCCGCTGGTCGCGCTGGTCGGGGTGCTCCCGGTCGGTGTGCTCGGTCTGGCGGCCGCGCTGTGGCATCTGGTGTCCAGCGCGGACGCGCTCCCGGTGCCCGCGCCAGCCGCGCCCGAGCAGCGCGCCGACGAGCGCGCGCCGCGCCAGCCGGGCGAGCGCGCCGCGCCACCGGAGCGCGCGCCAGAGCCGGACGGCGAGCGCGCCCCGGTGCGCCTGCTGGCCCCGGTGGCGCGGCGCGCTCGTGCGCGTCCGGTGGACGCGTCCGGGCTGGAGGATGCGCGCGCCGAGTGGGAGCGCGCCGAGCGTGGCCCGGCCCCGATGACCGGTGCGCGCCTGGCGGCCGCGCTCGGGTGCTCCGAAGGGCACGCGCGGAAGGTCGCGCAGGGCTGGCGCGCCGAGCGCGCGCGGGAGGTTGAGAGCGCGTCCGGGTGACCGTGTTGACCACCAGCGCGCGAAAGGTGTACCTTCGCAGTATCGCCACTCAAGGGCAACCGGGCCCGCTCTCAGGAGGAAACCGAAATGACCAAAACCACCACGCTCGTGCTGGACATCTGCACCCCGGAGGGAAAGACCTGGTGCGCTGCGATCACGGCACTTGGCGGCCGCTACGGATTCGAGCGTGACTTTGTCAACGCCGTGCAGCGCCGGACGTCGCGGTCCGGCATGACCGGGGCAGCCACATATGAACTGGAGGACGGGCCGTACGCCACGTGCGAGGGCCGACGTCGGCTCGGCCGCCGGTACTGGATCATCCGTGACGGTGCCGCGACCAAAGTCGACTCGGCAAAGCTCGCGTTTGCGGCGTTCGCTGTGGACGCGTCGTGAGCCTGCCCGTCCCGACCTTCTACGAGCACCGGGACATGATGGCCGCTGCGCTGGCCTTCCAAGGGCCGGGAGAAGTCGTCACCCACGCTGACATCGTGACCGCCCTGACCGATGCTGGGATCTTCCACCGGGTCTGGGAGCTGGGGCCCCGGGACTGGTACCCGGACGGCGTCAACGAGGTGATCATCTACGACTGTGACGGGTACATCTACGGATTCATGCCTGGCCGCACTCTGGAGAATGCGACGCGTGACGGCATCCGTGTCCGTCCCACGGGCCTTCCGGGTGGCGCCGAACGGTGGGTGCCGACCATCGCAGACATGATCATTTCCGCCCTGTACATCGTCCGCCCGGACCTGCCGTGAACGCGCCGACCAGCATCGTCACGGCCGGCAACGTGGTCCTGGCCGCACTCGACGCGCGGCGGGCGCTGGGCCCCGACCGCGGCGCCGTTGAAATGTCCTGGGAGTTCGGGGGTGGCGGTTCGCTGTGGGAGCTGGACGGCGAGCCGGTGCCGGACGCGGACGTCATCCGGTGGTTCGTCGACGGTCGCCCGGTGGCCGCTTGCGCGCCGCGCCCGCGCCGTCCGATGGCACCGGCCGAGGTCGCGCTGCGGGTCCTGTCGATGTGGTGCCTGACCGACCCGCAGGGGTATCCGTACTCGCTGACCATGATTCCTGGGGGCCCGCGCGGCGAGTACCCCGAGGTCATGATCAGTTCCGGTAACACCGTCGTCGTGAATTGGGAGTGATCATGACTGGTGCCGACGCGTACGCCGCATATGAGGCAGCCATGGCCGAGCACCTGGCCGCGACCCGCACGGTGATGGATCATGCCGTGTGCGACAGCAACCGGTACGGGGACCGCCTGCTGGGCGCCGAAGCTTGGGCCCTCAACCGGGCCCGGGAGATCCTCGCCGAGCACCAGAACCGGTGGACCCGGTACGCCGAGCGCGCTCGGGCGATCCACGGCGCACCCGACCCCGGGCCAGACCCCAGCTGGGCCCTCAGGACCGAAGGTCCGTCGGCTGACTTCCGCACGTGCATGAACGGCTGGCGCGCACAGCTGAACGAGTTGCGCGACCTGTGGCGCGCTCACCTCGGCGCGCTCTGACCCCAGCACTCAGCGGGCCCCGACCTCGGGTGAGGTCGGGGCCCGTTTCTGCGCCGGCTGTACCGGGAAAGATCAACAGATGAAGTAGAACCACCAGTGCCAGTGCACCATCATCACCACCCGTCCAGGATCGACAGCGGAACCGTCCCGTCCAGGACGAGGGTAACCGTCGGCGCGTCCCCCCGGCCCTCCAACCGACGGCGGCCGGCCGGTGGCGGTGCCGGGTCGCTCTGCAGCGGCGCCACGTCCGGCCCCCACGGTCCAGCAGGGGGGCCGCACCACCAGCGCAGTACCCGGCCGCCCGGGGCCACGTACCAGCCTGCTGCAGCACCCGGGTCAGGCAACTGCTGGTGCCTGGTCACCAGGGGGCTACCCGCAGCGCCACGAGCGCGGCGGCCAGCAGGACCAGGCCACCGGCCACGAACACGACAGCGGCCAGCCTCACAGCCCCGGACGGCCCTGCCTGGCCTCCCGCACGATCCGGTCGAAGTCCGTCCCGGCCGGGCCACCCGCGGCCGCAGCGACCGGCGCCGCGTACACCGGGGCACCGGCACGCCCGAGCAGCCACCCGAACCGCGGCGACCAGTACCGCTCGGCCAGCCGCACCAGCAGGTAGTACACCGCGCCGACGAGGGCACCGGCCGCGGCCGCGACCTGGCCGCTGGACAGGCCGAGCCACTCGGCGGCCCACGGCCCGGTCAGCGTGACCAGGATCGGGACCAGGGTCCGGATCAGGGATGCGAGCATGATTCCTCCAGTGGTCAGCGCCTACCGGCGCGAGTGTGATACGCGAGATGTTCCGCGAGCAACTCGCTCGTCTTCTGCCGCGCGACGGCCTCCAGTTCCTGCCGGCGCTCGATCCGTGCGACGGTCGCACGGATCGCGCGGACGTCGGCCCTGGCCTCTCCCCCCGGGTCGGCCAGGTCCCGCTCTTCCCGGGCGCCCTGCGCTGCCTCCGCGGACTGCTGGGAGGCTCGGGCCGATGATGACGATCGGGCCACCGCCCACGCACCGAGGCCAGTCGTGAGGGCCACACCGATGCCGGTCACGGTGTCCCAGGCCTCCGGGGGCATCACGACTGCAGTCGCGCGGCGAGGGCATCGGCGAGGGCATCGGCCAGGCCCGGCCCGTCCGCCGTCACGCCCTGCGCTGCGAGCGCGGCCGCGAGCGCCTCGACGTCGAGCGCGCCGGCCGACAGCCGCGCCTCGATCCGGACGAGCGCCTGGTAGGACCGGACGGCCGCCCACCGATGGGTCAACGGCAGGCCGTCGCTGCCGACCAGGCCGAGCGTCACCGGTAGCGGGGTGTCGAGCAGGGCATCAGCGATCTCTCGTGGGGTGGGCATGTCGTCTCCCTGGTCGTGTCCTGCTGGTGCTGGCATGCCGTCCTTCACCCACTGGATCAGGATCCGGCCGGGGCACTCGGTGCCGTAGTCCTCGCCGTGCCAGGTGCGGCGCAGGGCCCGCCCGGTCCGCTCGCAGGCCTCCGCGTACAGCGTGCGCGCCGTCGCGAGCGCGGCCGTGGTCGGGGTCTGCCCTTCACCGACCGCTAGGTAGCAGCCGTACGCGGTGACGTTGTGGCCGGGGCAGTGCGCGCCCACCAGTGGCCAGCCGCGGCCCTCGAACGCGATGCCGTCGTCACCGACCATCCACGCGTAGCCGACCCCGGCCCACCCGCGCTCGCTGTAGTGGATCTGTTCTACGGCCTTCGCCATCGCCGCGCCGCGTGGGTGTGGTGGCCGCCCACCATGCCAATGGATCATGAATTCTGTGCGCTGCCCGACGGGGATGACACCGGGCACCATGCCCTTGCGCCAGGCCCTCGCACCCCACTCCGCGCGGGACACCACCGCCACCATGAGGCCTCCGCTCAGGTCATCGTCACCAGGGCCATGCCGTCGTAGTCCACGGTCCGCGGGGTAGTGGTGCCGTCCCCGAGTGAGCCGATGCCCCAGTATCCGGTCCCGGTGACAGTTTCGGTGACCGCAGCACCAGACCACGTGCCCGGCTCGCTGCCCGATGCGGCCCAGACGCGCGCGTTCAGCCACTTTCCGGCCAACCGGACCCGGACCCCGTACGCCGTGCTGGCGGCCAGGGTCTGTGACCACGTGGCGATGTCGGTGAACACCCCGCCGACCAGGGATTGCAGCCGCAGCGTCCCGGACGCGTCGAGCACCAGCACGTAGCCGGACGTCGCCAGCGTCGAGTTGCCCCGGACCGTGATCCGGGCAGTGCTCGCGCTGGACCCCAGCGTCACCCCACCGAACGTGATCTCTGCGTCTGCCCTGGCGGTGAGGTCCAGCCGTCGCGCGGTGTACGCGTTCGCGACGGTGCCGGAACTGATCCGGGCCTGGTTGCTCTGGATCTGCGCGGTGCCCCCGGTCCCAGTGACCCCAGCGACCCACTGTGCCGCGAGCGAGGCCCCGTTGCTCCCGGTGAAGGTGTCGCTCGCCAGGGTCGACGCGACCGCGGGTGACGTGTCGCACTCCAGCCACGCGACCCCGGGCCCCGAGTAGACCTCTTCCCACCCCTCCACATGGCAGTCCACCGTCGGATTGCCGAGCAGGCCGGTAGCACCTGGTCCGGCGACCCGTAGCCGCGCCGACGGGTAGAGCCCGTCCAGGGTCGCCGAGGTCGAGAACAGCGCCGGCACGTGATTGGTCACCGACCCGCACAGATCGATGCGCAGTTTCTGCAGCCGGTTCCCGGTGGTCCGGGGGGCCAGGAACAGGGCCCCCACGGCGGCCGCCGCGGTGGTGCTCTCGCATACCGTCGTGATCTTTTTGGATCGTTGCGCGCCGAACGCCTCCGCGTCCGCGGCGATGACGAGAGCCGACCCGCCCGGCCAGGCCACCTCCACGCGGGTCGGGGTCTGGTCGGTGGAGTCGTCCAGTTGCGGTGTCCCGTCGAGATCCTCTTGGACGTCGATGGTCGCCACCGGGGTATCGGGGCGGACCAGGGAAGGCCGGATCCCGTAGACGTTGCCGTCGCGTGGCCGTGCCCACAGCAGGCCACCCTCTGAACGCATGATCTCCCGGAGGACGTCCGCGCCGTACCGGTCGGACGTGTCCCCGGTGAGGACGTTCGCGCTGCCCGTGCCGACTAGGCCGATGGTCAGCGGCAACCGGTCCGCGAACGCGCCGATCGCGGTCACCCGGGCGGAGATCGACCCACCGGGAGCGCCAGTGAACGACGTGTCGTAGCTGACCACGGAATCCGTGCCGATCGCTGCGATACCGGCCCATGACCCGGCGGCTTTCAAGCTGACCCCGCCCGGTGTCTCAACCTGGCCGATGGTCCGGACGTCCAGTGCGGCATCGGTGACGGATGGCGCAGAACCACCATTAGTGATCACATATGCGTCCAGGTGCGCGGCATTCCCTGCGTTCTGGATCAGTGCTATCCGGATCCATTGCCCGCGCGGGAGATTCGTGATCAGACCAAGGTTGGTCGTGTTGTTCGCGTTCATCAGAAAGCAGCCGTTGGCTGCGCCATTAACGGTGTAGATGATATTGCATACGAATGTTCCGTCAGATTCTTGGAACGACGCAATCGTGTAATAGCTCGAATCGGCTAGTTCCGTTGGCGTCTTGAAATGCAATATGATCTGCAGTGGATTCGCTTGGAATCCGCATATCGTGGTATTGCTATTTCCCTCTGTCGAAGGTGTCGACGTGACCACCTTGCCACATGAAATCTCCGAATCGCTCCCGAATTTCAGATTAGGGTAAGACCCGGAATAGGCATAGTTGGATCCCGCGGGGGATGCGTCATCGGTCAGGTTCGTTAACTCCACCTGCAGCCCGGAGGCCTCCCCGATCGGCTCCCACACGTCGAGCGCGCAGACGTCCGTACGGGCTCTCCAGCGCAATGTCTCGGTGAAGTTCGACGCCAACCGGAACTGCCCGAGCAGGCCGTTACCGTCGGTCGCGATAACCCTCGTCCGGCCCTTACGGTAGTCGCTGCCAGGCCACGACGAACGCCACCGCTGAACCCACCCGGTCATCCTGACGTACTCGACCCCATCCATCGTGACCGAGAAACGCATCGGGACATTCTTTATGACATTGGGCCAGTACGCGCTAGCGGTATTGTCGGGCCGGTAATCACCGTCCGGGTCATTCAAGTCGAATTCAATCGACGTAGGCGAAATGTCATCGTACGGCGTAGACCGGCCAGGCTTGATTTTCACGGGCATACGCAGCGCGTCCGACGCGTCCGTCCACACCCCGGGCTCGAACTCGAACTCCAGAACATGGGTCTCGAACCCCCGGAACCGGGCCAGCACCTCACCCGCAGCAGACCCCGTCAGGGCCCCCAGCGCGCCGGTCCCGGTGCCGGACACCACCGTGAAGCTGGACCCCACTGCAGATCCCGCGAGCGCGCCCAGAGCACCGGTCCCGACCCCGGTCACGGGAACCGCGCTCGACCCGGTAGCCGACCCGGCCAGGGCCCCCAGCGCGCCCGTCCCGATGCCGGTCACAGCGGCTGGCCGCAGCGCCGTCACGAACGCTGCAGCGACCACAGCGGCCGCTGGGGACACGTCCCACGTGCGCGTCCCGGACGCTCCCGCGGTTGGCCGGGCCTCGCTGGCAAGGGCCAGCGCGCGGCCGGTGGAGGCCGCCGAGTAGGCCGCCACCGACGTCATCCCCGATGGGGTGACCAGGGTCCGGGTGGACGTGTCCGCGATGGTGCCGGAGAGCAGCAGGGCCCCAGACGTCGCTGTGGTGACGCCGGTAGCGGCGAGCGCCATCGTCCCGGTGGTGACAGCGGCCGTGACGTCGATCGGGGTAGTGGTGTCGACCCCCGCCCACGATTGCATGATGGCGGTTACCCGGCCGGCGCTCGCGCTGGTGCTCGCGGTCGGCGCGCTCCCGGGGGTGAACTGGCGGTACGCGGCGATGGTCTGGCCGCCGGACGCGCCATCGTCGGTGGGTGCGACCACCTGCACCCATGACCCGCCGGGGCCGGTGAACTGAGCCGGTGTCCCGACCACCGCGAACACGACCAGGGCCAGGTCCCCCGATTGCCGGTCCGTCGGCAGCGTCCCGGTGACAGACGTCGCTGACGCGTTCTCGACAACGGTCGCGGTACGGGCAGTGAAACCCATTCGTCAGCCTTTCCCGAACGTGCCGGAAGACCCGCCCTGACCTAGAACTCCCTCGACCGCCTCTGTCACCTGATCCATGAGGAAACGCTCAGAGCCGATCGCGCCAGCGTAGACATTCACTGTCACTCTGGGCCCGCCTCCGCCACCGAAACCGAATTCGTCGGCCCGGTCCAACGGGACCAGTGCTTCTGTCCCGGCCTCACCGAACACCCCGAGCGTGGGCCCGGTCGCGATGGCGCCGCGCGCTAGGTAGGGGATTGCCGGAACACCGAGCGAGAACCCCCCGACGTTGACGCCGAACGCCGAGAAACCGGGGACCGTGAACCGCAATCGATTCCATCCCCCGATGATGAAATTGAGCGTTCCCCGGAATGCGTTCTTGATGCCGTCCCACATTCCCGACCCGATAGCCGATATCTTAGACTTCGCCGCTTGGATACCGCCGGTGATGGTGTCCCAGTGTTTCGCAATCATCAGGACGGCTAGGCCGATCGGGCCCGTGATGATAGCCAGCAGTAGCGGCCAATTCTCCTTGGCCCACCCGAACAGGGCTTTGCCTTTGTCCCACACCCACCCGAGACCCTCAGAAATGCCACCCATGGCTACACTGAATATCTTCCTCCCGACCTCGGTCTGCGTGAAAAACCAGACGAGGCCAGCGACCAGCGCGGCTATCCCGATGATCAGGAGACCGATAGGGTTGGCCGACAGCGCCAGGTTCCACAGCCACTGAGCGGCCGTCGCTACGCCCGTAGCGGCCGCGCCAGCGAGTTGTGCGATACGTGCCCCGGCCGCCGTTGCCGAGAACGCGGACAGTCCAGCCACGAGCATGCCAACCGACGATGCGGCCTCCAGCGTCGGGCCACCGAACGCACCGACCCCGGTAACGACGAGACCCATAGCACCCTCAGACTCGGCCAGTCCTTGCGTCCATTCCGAGAACCCCCGCTTGAGGGATTCAATCTGAGATTTAGCGGACCCTCCAGCGGCCGCCCCGATACCGTCAATTGATCCGGCGACGGTATCCGATGCGTCATTCATTTCCGCGATACTCGGGAGGATCTGCCGTAGCGTGTCCTCCCATTGCGTCCCGAACAATGCGACCCCGGCCTCGTTCTGTTTCATGGGGTCTTTCATGTTATTGAGGCCCTGCAGTACATTAAATGTTGCCTCATTTGCGCGCGCTCCACCGGCTGCAACGTCCGCAGCGGTGGTCTGCGCATTAAGTCCAATTAGCTTGTATCCTTCGGCGACCCCTGTCGATCCGTCGATAGCGCGCAACGAGAATTCCTTGAACGCGTCGGCGATGGTATCCGTGTCGCGTGCGCCAGCCTGTAGGCCGTCCTCCAATAATGCGAGCGCCTGGCTGCCGCTGATCCCCAGTTTCGCGAACTGCGGCGAGTACTCGCTGATGGTTTCCAGGAAATCTCCGCCACGGTCAGCGCCGTCACGGAACCCAGCGCCAAGGATGTCGAACGCCTCAGCCGAGTTAGCTGCGAGACCATTCTTTACGAGAATTCCAGCAGCCTTCGCTGACTCCCCTACATCTGCGCCGAACGTATCGGCAAGTATCTGCGCGGACGTCGTCAGTTTCGTTAGTTCGTCCTGCCCGAGGTCACCGACGTCACCGAGGTTCGTCGCGACCGTCCTTATCGTCTCGTTGACTTCGGCGATGGATTCACCCCACCCCGCGCGGTACACGTCACCCGCGGCCGCCCCAGCAGTGGCAGCGTCAGCCTCGGACAACCCAAGCTGGGCGGACAGTTTCGCGTTCGCGTCCTGAATGTCCAGCGCGGCGCCGAACGCGGACGCCAGGCCAACACCGGCCGCGGCGCCCGCGGCGACCGCACCGGCCGTGAACTTGTCGAAACTGCGGCCAGTCTCGCGCGCTGAATCGTCGATGTTCTCGAACGCGCGTTCACCACCCGACGAATCACCGTCGATACGGAACATGAGTGAGGTAGTTTCACCGGACACGGCTACCCCTGCCTCTCGCTCGTCCCTGCTCCTGCTGTTGTGCGTGCAGTTGTTTCGCGGCCCTCACGTAATACGCCCACCAGTGGGCCGGTAGAGTCTCAACATTGTGCGGCCCGATCGCTGGCCAATACCGTGAGATGAACGCCAGCCATTCATGTATGGATTCGGCTATATCGTCGAATGGCCATTCGTCGGTGGCGTCTGGGGTACGTCGCTGCCTGGTGTCACCGGGCCAGCGCTGCCCGGAGAGGTAGGGTCCGCGTCGCTCTCACCCCCTGCCCGCTCGGGTGGGTCGGTGGCCTCCGGCACCTCCGCCAGGTCATCGTCGCAGACGTCCAGGCACTCCCGGAGGCCGACCACTTCGCCCGCTTTCCGGCGCGTCAGGAACACGGTGACCCCGGTCAGGATGAGGCCCTCGTCCGGCTGGTCCGGGGGGTCGGAATCCTGGCCCAGTTCGCCCGCCTCGACCCGGGCCCGCCACGCCTTGTCTGCGGCGATGTAGGCCTTCACGGCGCGCTCCAGCCGCGACAGGCCCGCCATGCCGAGCGGTTCGGGGATGAGGCCCTCGTCGACGAGGGCCAGCGAGTGTGCCCGTAGCTCGATCAGGTGGAGGGCATGCGCGGTGGAGCGGGTCACCTGCTGGTATTCCCGGTCCCGGATCCTGATCTTCACGCGTGCTCCGTCATCTCGTGGCGGCCGCGGCCGCGACCCGGGAGGCAGCCCGGATCATGGCTGCCTCGATCTCTTTCCGTGCCCGTACCGCGGTGGTCGACCGTAGCGGCCCGGTCCAGAACCCTGGCTTGACCATCTGGGGCCCGAACAGGCCGGCGCCGCCCTTCCTGCTCTGTCCCCACGCGTAGTGCATCACGCGTCCCCGGTTGATCGCGTTCAGGTCCGCGCGCGGCCCGGCCCGGCGGCCGCTCTTCGCCGCCGGTTTCCGGTTCATCGTGGCTTCCAGGGTGACGCCGGTCCTAGGGCCCGATGATGCCGCACGGGTCTGGACCTGCAGTAGCGCCGTCCACTCCCCGAGGTCCCCCGGCAGCGTGGTCCGTGCGGAGGCCCGTACCTCAGCCTCGACCGGTGCGACCGCGGTACGCATCGCCTCGACCATCTCCGTCCGGATATGCCGCGGCGCGTCCTTCATGGCGCTGGACAGTCGCCGCATCGGGGCGGTGTCGATGGTGACGGATAGTGGCATCGGTCACAGGGTGGTGCCGACGCACCGGTAGGCGAAGTACGCATCACGCGCCACGCCGTTGTTCCGGATATCGGCCGAGAAGTCCACCACGCGGCGTTCTCCTGCCTTCACCGGGGGCAAGTCTTTCATGGTGACCATCTGCGGGATGGACAATTGCATTCCAGCAGACACGCCGGTCGTGATCTCATCGGTGATGCCGGTGGACCACGTGCAGAAGAACGGCAGCTTGGTACCGGCGACGAGCGCGTCAGGCAACGTGGTGTCGTCGAAGTTGGCTTTCCCCGAGAACGTGATCTTAGGGATTCCAGCGATCGGGCGACCCCGGGTGGTGCCCAGCTTCCAATCCTTATCGTCGATCTGGTGGTCAATCTCGAAAGAGAACTCCCGCCAGAAGTCCACGGACGTCGGACCGGTCCCGAACGCGCTGGTGGTGGGCACCGTCAGCGTGCCCCCGGTTCCGGTCGCGGTCACCCGGTATGCGTCGTACAGGGTGCTGGCCGAAGCATAGGATGCGGTCGCCGCGGCCGTCGCTGCGGTGAAGTTCAGTGCGTCGAACACGACCTCGATCGTGGGGATACCGTCCTCGGGCTGTTCAATGGTGACCTTGGATGGGGTGCAACCCCCGTACGTCTCGACGTAGTTCGTCCCGTCGTTCCGCACTTTCACATGCTGGATCGTCCAGGAATTCAGGTAGGTGCCGGTGATGCCAGGGTGGAACAGTTGGAATGACCCGCCCGGGGTACCGGCGATGGATACGACACTCTGCGTACCCCACGCCGCGTAGAGCAGAACCCCGCCCTGCTCGGACTCCAATTCAGCTTTCATGGTGACGACACCCTGACCTGCCGTCGGATACGTCCGCGACGACAGGGGGGAGATCCTCCCGGACCCCCCGTGCAGGCCTTCACCGGTACGGATCCGGGGATCCCACAACGATTTCATGGCGTCGAGATGCGGGTAGAAACGATCTACGGTGACGCGTGTCCCGAACACGCTTTCGATCTTCATTCCCATGATGTCGTCAAGAACGGTAGGCATCGGTCAGTCACCCTCTCCGGACGGCGCGGGAGCTTCACGCCACAGATCCATTTGCGCGAGGAGACCCGACCCGAGGTCTACGACTTCAATGATCCCTTTCCGGGTCCGGGTCTCGAATCCCGTCACGTCCTCCCCGGGGTCCGCTGGCCGCCAGTACGCGCCCTGGCCGGCCACCTCGTCGGGTACCTGCAGCGGAACGCCGCGCTCGAACTCGTAGCCTTCCGGGCGGTCGGTGACCGGTGGGACGAACAGGTTCAGCGGCCCGTGATCGTACTGGATCCACTTCACGTGATACCCCTTTCTCAGATTGACGTCACGAACACGACGTACGCGTTTATCGTCACGATTGGCCCGGCGTTGATTTCCTGCCGCCACGTATAGTCACGCGCGATTTCAGCGTGTTGCATCCATTGCGGACTGAGCCCGAGCCGTGGAGTTGTCCTGACATAGTTCTCCCACAATGCGAACTCGTCGAACGCGAAATCACGTACCACTTTCATGTCCGCTTTCCGGTCGCCGATCTGCGAGCAGATCCGCAACCGGACCCCGCCCCGTTCCTCCCGCTTCCGGTCGCCGAGCGCGGCCGTCCGCTGCCCAGCATCCCCGGCGTCTTCCGCAGCACCAGGCATACCCGACCACCCGACCGCAGCCCACGTGACGGCCCGGTCCGATGTGATGCCGTACTCGGGTCCGTCGAACACGGGGACACCGCTCGTGGCCGCGGTTGGAGCCCGGTGCCCGGTGAACGCCCGCCCGGCGTTCACCAGGGCATCGACCACCAGCGGCACCCTCGACGTGTACGCCATGGCCCTACCTCCCCAGGGTCCGCATCCACGTGGCCCAATGCTCGATCACGACGGTAGGCAACGTGTAGTGCGCTGCCATCGCAATATCCCAGTTCGCGCCACCGTCCGAGCGCGGCAGCCCGGACCCGCCGCGCTGCGTGGCCCACAGATGCTCGATCAGGTACAGGTTGCCCTGCCGGATCCCTTGCGGCACAACACCATCCGACGCGCCCGCAACGACCGTTGCGGCCACGTTCGCGACCCCGGGCGCCCAGCACCGTTGCCAGGTCTGCGTGCCCCGGTACAGCCGTCCCCGGGCCGCGTCTAGGTGGTACCCGGTCGAAGGCACCGTGATGCCGTTCTCGGTCACCGACGTCACTGAGATGACCGGCCGGGGGAGCTGCACGAACTCGCTGCCGCCGTACTTCACTGCCGACAGGGTCTGCCGTCGCCAGACCCTCGTCACGCGCTCGCAGTGCGCCGCGGACACCATCGAATACCGCTGCAGCAGAGCATCATCGGACGTCGAGTAGGCCCGTACCTGCTCCCGCGCTTCGGCCAGCGACACGAGCGGCGGGAGGCTCCCCTCGACGTAGAACCCATCGACCGGTGGCGCGGTCGCGTTGCCCCCGGTGAACACCCACCGGACCCCGTACAGGCCCTCAGCGGCCGGCAGGTAGTCCACCGTGTAGGTCCCCGTCGTCGCCGGCGGATTGGTGACCGTGGGAGTGGCGGTGGTCCCGTCCGGCAGGGTGATGGTCAGCGTCACCGTGGTGGCGTTCGCGGCCGCTCCCGCGTCATCGACGACGAGCGCGGTCAGCGGGACCGGTTGCCCGAGCGCGTAGCTCACTGCCTCACCTGCTCCCGATCGTCGCGGCCGCGGCAGTCCCCGTGCCGATGGTCGCCGCTGGCGCCGTCCCGGTGCCGATGGACGACGAGCCCGCCACCGCGGCCGCCAGGACCACAGCACCAGCGACCCGGGGCAGCGACCCCGCAGCCGTCCCGAGCACTGTCCGGACCCCGGCCGCCGCGCCCGCGATACTCGAGAGGACCCCGGCCCCGGTCCCCGTGACGGTGGCCGCTCCACCAGGTGCCCACGCCGCGAACAGGGCCGTACGGTCCGCGAACGCGTTCGATCCGCTGTCCGTCCAGGACAGCACCGGAGCTTGTGTCCCGGATCCGTCGGTGCGAGCCAGCGCTACCTGCTGCGCGGCCGTCCCGCCAGCGCCCTGCAGAGCGCTCGCCGCGGCCACCGTGTACCCCGTGGACCCGGTGGGGGACACCACGGCCCCGGACGCCGAGTGGAGGCCTCCAGAGAGCACGCACAATCGGTCCGTGCCACCGAGCGCCCCGGGCGCAACCGCCGGGGTGACCAGTCCTGGTACCGCCTCGACGCCCGCGGTAGCAGTCTGCTCCGGGGTGGCGGACGCTGCCCCGGAGTAGCGCAGGAACACCGCGGCGGCGTTGAAACTCCCGCTCGTGGTGATCGTGACGGTGCTGGCCTCGGCTGCACCGGCCAGCCGTGCGAACAGGTACGCGCCCTGCGCGACCACCCGCGACGCGACCAGCGTCCACCCTGACGGGGTAGACACGGTGGTGTCGGAGTTGACTGCGAGGACCAGCAGGTCTCCCTGGTCGGGGGCCCCGCCGGGGTAGGTGACGACGTGACCGGACCCACCGTCAGCGAACGCCGCGGTGGTGGAGTCGAGCAGAGCAAACGCCACGTTTGCCCCTCAGCTTGCCAGGGGGAACGCGACGTCAAGGTCACCAGCGGCGATGGTGAACGTATCCCCGGCGGTGACGGCGTTCGCTGTGATCGTCCCCGAGTGGCCGAACGTGCCCGCGGTTGACGCGGTCCACCCGGTGTAGTGGGTGTAGTCCTCGCTGCCAGCGACCGACGTCCACGTCAGGACCCCCGAGTTGGACGACGCGCCACCGCTGGACGCTGACCACGTCGCTTGCTTCCTGGTCGTCTCGGTCGCGGCGTTCGCGGTGCCACCCGCCCCGGGCGCCGCGGTGTGCAGCTTGATCCATGGGTAGGCCGCGAGCAGCGCGTCAAGGGCGGTGTTCGCACCGGCCGACCCGAGGCCCTCAGCCATCGGTGGTGGTCCGGCGCGTCGGGCGCCGCTCCCCCGGTGCCGCGGTCGCCTGCTCCACCGGGGCAGCCCGGTGGATCCTGGTCTGCGCGTCCCGCGCGGCTGCCTCGTCGATCTCCTCGAACAGGGGTTCCCTGCCGAGCAGGATCGGATCACCCGCAGCGATGATCTTCCCTGCGTTGACCGTCAACGGCGGAACGCCGTCCGGCATCGCTGCGATGAACGTCTCGCGGGCCCGGAAATACCCGGTGCTGGTCATCCTTGGTGGTCCTTCCCTGGTGGCTGACGGGGTGGTGTGAGCCGGGGCCCTGGCGAGCGCTCGCCAGGGCCCCGGGGTCCGGTCACGTGACGTCGAGCAACTCGAACGCCGAATCGTTCACGGAGTCCGCGCCGTGCATGCAGTACGCCAGGAACCCGCGCTGACCGGACGGCCTGTTGTTGCCCGTGTGGAACAGGTGCGGGATGGTCTCCACCACCATTCCCATGCGGTCCACGATGTAGTAGTACGAGAAATCGCCCAGCAGGAGGACCAGGTTCGTGGCGGTCGCGGTAATGGTCCCGTCCATCGCGGACGACTTCCGGGTCGGCGAACCGAGCAGCTCCGGGGGAAGGCCACCACCGAGGTACTCCCACAGCCCGGCACCGCCGCTGGTATCGAACTGGCGGATGAGGTTGTAGATCGCCTTGTTCGCGACCCATGTCGCTTTGTCCAGGTACCGGTCAGGAAGCGCGTTCGGCAGTTTGTAGACGTCGCCGATCGCGAACGTGTCCGTGGTAGTGGACGCGAGCGCTCCAGCCGTCACGGCGGTGACGATCCCGAAAGGCTGGGAGGACCCGGTTCCGGTGGCGAACGTGCTCGCCTCCAGATCATCCTTGCCACCGGCAAGGACCATCGCGATAGTCCCGGTAACGTTCGGTTCGTACGCCAGTCCCTCGATCGAGATCGGGATAAACCCGCGGGCCGTGTATAGCGAGATCGGGGGCTGCGCGAACGTCGTCGCGTCGTCGCTGACTTCCGCGGCCTCCGCGTCGTACGACCATGCCGCGTGAGTGGTGGAAACCCCGTTCCACACATCCGACGTTCCGACCTTCTTGGTGGCCAGCTCCCGGAACGGGTTGACGCTCCCGTCAGCGGTCAGGATGAGTGCCGGGTCCAACTGCTGGGGGATGAGGTAACCACCCGCAGCGTCGGTCAGCGACATCGCGCGAGCGAGTTCGCTCGCGGCCCGCATCGCTCTCTTCTCGCCGTCCGTGAGGTCCCACATCTGACCCCGCAGGCCCTTGGAGAACGCCGCCAGATACTCCGGATCGGACGCGATGAGAACGTGTCGCGCCAGGTCGGCGCGCTCGTTGTCCTGCTCCTGCAGCATGCGCACCAGGACGGCCCGCTGACGGTCCGTGGATCCGGGCATGCGGCCGGCCGCGGACACGGCGCGGGCCGACAGCTCCCGCGCGACAGCCTCCGCGGGCCGCCCGAACGCCTGCACCCTCGACAGGTCCCACGGGTTGCCTCCGCGGTTGCGGCCGCCCACCGGGTCAGCGTCCCGGGGGTCGCCGATCGGATCACGGTCGTAGCCGTCGCCCTCGCCGAGCGCGTTCCTGGCCGCGCCGTCGCCCTCCTCGACCTGGCCGCGGCCGCGGACCTCGGTGACCACGAACACCTGCTCCCGGGCCTCCCACGCCGCGATGCTCGCGGCCAGGGTCTCCCGCTCGGCCCGCAGCGCGTCGAACGCGGCTTGCTGGTCGGCGGTGAACGCGGCATCACCGGCCGCGGTGTGGATCGCTCGCATTTCGGTGAGCGCGGCCAGGAACCGCGCCCTCATCTCTGCCAGGGTCACGACTACTCCAGTTCAGGGAAGACGAGGGCACGCCTGGTGGCGTGTCCTGGTCCGTCCGAGTGGCGTCGCGCCGGGTCGGCCGGGAGGTACAGCGCGGGTCCTTCCCCGGGCGCCCCGGCCTGGCCGGCCGTTGCGGTAGGGACACGGAGTGCGCGTGAGCGCTGCAGCAGGTCCAGCGTCCGCGCGTCACGCGCGGCCGCCCGTTCGTAGTATGCATCGGTCAGGCTGGTCATGGCCTGGCCGCGTGCCTCAGCGGTCGCTGTGGGTGAGGCAGGGAACGTCACGGGGCCCGCCTCGAATAACCGGATCTGAGTCATGGTCCGTTCCGGCAGGCCTTTCGGATTGTGGTCCGACGTCCCCGGTTCGTCATTCCATGTCTCCTCGATCACCCGGAAACGGAACGATGACCCGTACACGTTCGCCCGCAACCCCGGTTCGAGATCACGATTGTATGACGTGTCGAACAGGTCGCCTTCCAATACCGCGGAATCGGGGTCCTCGCGCAGGTCTTCCGTCGCGGACAGGACTTTGTTCCCGATCGACGGATCGTAGCCGTGATCGAACAATGCGCGGACAGAATAGTTGCCGTCCGCCATGAGTGAATTCTTGATGGTCCGGGCAAACGCGCCCCGGACAGTGCGCTCCAGGAAATTGCCCTCCCACCATGAGTCAACCTCATACCAGGCATTGAACGGCGAGAACCGGACGACGAGGCGCCCGAGGTTACCGGCGTCCGGGGCGGCCGCCCGGAACAGGACCGGGTTACGCGGCGCCGGAATGGCCCGGATCAGGTCAAGCTCCCGAACAGTTTCCATGATTTCTCCTCACTTCACCGGGGCCGGGTTGACGCCGGGAGCCTGCAACTGCACCGAGAACAATCCGGAATGCTTCAGCCGTGACCAGTCGTTCGCCAGGATTGCCTGCGTCACCGAATCGGCCGTGTATCCGGCGTCCAGCAGGGTCCGGAATGTCGTCGCTTCCTTCGCTTGAATCTCCGCGACCACGGCCGCGTCATCGCGCAGGAATGCGATATCCCGCGCGTCGTACCATAGCCGCGAACTGACCGGCTTATTCCTCAGTAGCCGCGTAATGGACCCGGCGAAATTGCGCCACAGTGGACGGAAAGTCCGGTCCACGGTGGAATCCCGGGCCACCTTATAGTTGCCGGAATTCAATGCTGACCCGGCCAGACCTTCCTGCACTGCCGCAACTACCGGGTGGATACCGGCGGCGTTCACTATCCGGGTTTCCCCGGATCCTTGCGTGGCCGACAGGTCCATTTCCTGCAGGTTCGATCCGATCACCGTCACGTCGGCACCGGCCGCCGTGTAAAGCGTCTTATAGGCGTTGCCAACTCCCTTATGGTCCAGTTCCATTCGTTCCACGAATTCGTCGAACACTTCCGGATCGTGCGTTTTCAGGGATACCGCAAGGTTAGGGGTCGCCGCATTCTCGAAGAACTTCCCCTTGTGTTTCGTGGCCTGCATGTCGATCTGCAGTTCCCGGATTACCGGGGTCAGCCACGACCGGCCCCGGTACGTCGCGAGAGGATCCGGGTTAGGCGCGAAATGCGCGAACTCACCCGCGACGAACACCGCTGGTTTACTGCCCGATCCTTCGCCGGCCTGGTAGTAGAGCAGTCCTACGATTTTCCATCCGACGTCAACCATCGTGCCGCCCTTACCGCGGCGCATCTCGCGCGGCGCAAGGACCAACTTGCACCAGTCGGGCCGTAGCCTGATAAATTCTTCCTCCGGCCGGACCGTGTAACTGTTGCCCGCGAAATCCGCGTCAAGAATGGCGCGGGATAACAGGTCGCCGGTGGTTCCGCCCGTCCAGGGTTCTTCTAAAGAGGCTAGTTCAGGGGTCCAGAACAGTTCCGCTGGACGGCCATTCTGGAATCCCTGCCACAGGAAACGGGCCTCACTGAACACATTGTGCCGCAATGTCGACACGTTCGCGACGATACTGTTGCCGAACAGTCCGGCGATGATGTATCCCACATAATCGTGGGTGATTTCCTCGGCGGGATTCGGGCCGTACGTCGTCTGCAGCCCGGTCATCGGATACGTGTTCCCACCGAAACCCAGCTGACCCAGATACCAGTCCCAATCGGACCGGACCCCGTACAACCCCGGTTGCGCCGGTTCGGGCCTCCGGTCACGGACCCACAGACTCACGACCCCTCACCCCGCCGGCGCGCCAGGACCAGCAGGACCGACGCCCCGGTTAGGGCCAGGCCAGCCGCGAGGATCCCCCCACCAGCCGCAGCCACCGGCCGCCACATGCCGGCCAGGCCAGCGACCAGGACACCCACCCCGGCCGCCACCAGCAGTAGCGCCAGCACGTCAAGCGCGGTCGTCACCTGCTCCACCCGCGGCCACCTCTCGTCGCCTACTTGCCCCATCGTCCCATCGGTGCGTGCTCTGCCGGGGTCACGACCAGGCCGTGAAGCGCCTCGGCTATCGACACGATCGGGGAGATGTCTGTCTCGCTGGTCGATCTGCCGAACGCCCATCCACCATCACCGATCTTTCTACGTGCCGCGCCGCGTAGCGCGTCCGTCACGATTGTGTCGCCCCGGTGCCACGCATCGGGCGCGTCACCAGCCGTCGCATCCCACAGACCAGCGCACGCGCGGCCCATCTCGACCGCGCCGAGCACCACCAGTGTGCCGGTCGGGTCTTCCTTCGTCCGTAGCCGCAGCCCGGCACGGACCAGCGCGGGTATCTCCGACCCCGCCGGGGATGCGCCATCGACCACCACCGCGACCGCGCGGTGTTTCTTCGCGAGCGCCACCAGCCGGCGGACCGCCCACGACGTGCCCGGCGCGTGCTCGATCAACGCCAGGTGCTTCGTTCCGTCGGCGCGCCATCCCGCGCCACCGATCGACGCTGACCCCCGGTCCGGTGCGATGTCCAGGGCCAGCGCTCGCCGTCCGGCAGGCTCCGACCCCGGGTCGATCCTGGCCTCCCACGCCGCAACGGAGATCGTGATCCCGCCAACGGCCGGTTCTTCGGGCCACCCGAGCCGCTCCCGCGCGTACTCGGCTGGCAGCGCGGACAGCTCCTGCCGCTCACCGAGCAGGTACTCCTGGGTGATGCCCCCGTGGTACGCCCGGGGGTTCGCTGCGCGGACCAGGGCCAGGTCATCGAACACGCACCCGGTGACCCCCGGTGCGTGGGTGCAGCGCGGGATCAGGCAGCCCGGTGCGGCGAGCGACCCGGGGGCCCCCCACTCGGCGTAGGCCATGAGGCCAGCGCGGCCGCGGCGCACGACGTCGTGCAGGACCAGCGAGTCAGCGTGCGGATGGCTGGACCCGTACATGATCAACCCGTTGCGGCGGGTCGAGAGGATCGGCAACAGGCTGCCCATGTGCGACGCGACCAGCGCGAACGCCTCGTCAAGAATGACGAGGTCACCGGCCAGGCCACGCCCACCGGACTTGATACGCGCCTTGAATTTCAGGCGCGCGAACTCCCATTTACCATTCTTCCCGCGTCGTTTAAACGTGATGAATTCACGTCCGGTGGAACGATTGATGGCGTGAACGTGATTCCGGAACCACGGATACAATGCCAGGCCGGTATCCGGGTCTTCCGCCTCATACCATCCGACCATCCGCAGGAAAGTTTCCTGCGCAGTAGACACCTCATGCGCCGACCATACCGCCAGGGAATCACCACCCGGACGCAGCAACCGGGAAAGGGTAATCAATTCAAGAATGAACGTTTTCAGATTCTGGCGAGGGCAGATAATCGCGGCACCCAGCGTCGCCGGACGACCGTCCGCGCGCGCCGACGTCAACACGTCCGCAGCGAACCGCTGCGTTGGATCCAGGGTGAGCCGCAACTTCCCGGCCACGCCCTCAACAGCCCGGACGAACGACCCCGCACGCTGCGCAGGGATCGCGTAGTGCGACGGCACGCAGATACCGGACGGCAGGACCACGGCCGCGGCCGCAGCGCTCACCCGACCTCCCACTGGATGCCGTCGCCCTGGTCCCCAGACGCGCCCGCAGCGCCAGCCGCGGGCGCACCAGCGCACGCATCCTGCAGCGCAGCCCGGAACTCCCGGACCAGGGCAGCCATCGACGCCCCCGAATGCGTCCCGACGTCGATCGACCGGGCCAGCAGGACCACCGCCACCGCCTCAGGCTCCTCGATCACACCGAGCGCCTCCAGTCGCGCCGTCGCGGCAGCCTCCAGCGACCAGACCGGGCCGTCCTGGTCGCCGAGGCCCTCCCCCGGATCGTCCACCGGCCGCGGGCCCCGCCCATCGGGGCCCAGAGCTGGCCGGCATGTGGTGCACCACCGCCGCGGCCGCCCCGGACCGGACGGAATCGGCAGGACGCCACCGCACCCACGACACCCCTCAGCACCCACAGCACACCCCCGATTGACGGCTACTCAGGGTTACCGGCGCGCGCGACGGACCAC